TGATATTGCTTGTGAGAAAATCATTAAAGATTACCATGATTTCTGTAAGACAGGAGAATATCAAGATATAGAAATTGTTGCTTGTACAAAGCAATGGAAGATAACTGATTACAAAGTAAGAGGTTGGACAAATCTTGATGCAAACTTCTGGTTACAGTTTAACATTGGTAGTTCTTTACTGCAAACATATGAGGTGATACCACTTGAGTATTATGAAGTAAGTGAAGTAGATTTAGTTACAGGTGAACAATCAAATTCATTTGTAAACCATGGTAACTATATGTATGGTTATTTTGCAAATAATGAATTATACAAAGTGTATAATCCAAAAGCAAAGAAGTTTAAATTCTTTTTAGAGAAGAAAGACTACATACAAGGCTACAACCAGCTTAAAGGAGAAGACACACTTGTTATTGCATCATCTTTGAAAGATGTAATGGCAATAAAAAGTCTTGGACTTACAGTTGATTGCATAGCACCAAATAGTGAATCAACCAAGCTTACATTTAATGATATTCTCAAATTTAAAATGCGCTATGATCATGTAGTAGTATGCATGGATAGTGACGAAGCAGGTATAAATTCCATGAAATTCTATGAAAAAGAACATGGATTACCTTTCATCTATTTGCCAAGAGAAAAAGATATCAGTGATATCATAAAGCATCATGGTAAAGAGGTTGCTCTGTATGACTTTTACCCAAAACTCCAAAGAGCAATAGAAAAATATGTCGAAAAAAATCAGTAAGTTTGTACGTTAACATCAACTTATGGGCAATTGGATTTATAAACCAAATGAAGGTTTGAGCATGGATATTCTATGCATTGAAGACCTTCCAAATCATGAAGAAGCTGTTGGATTTGTTTACAAAATTACCAACACAGTTACTGGAAGATTCTACATTGGAAAAAAGAATCTATACAGTGAGAGAAAGACAAAAATCTCTAATAGAGAAAAGACACAAACAAAGACTAGAAAGACTTTTAAACGTGTCGTTAAGGAATCAACTTGGAAAACATATTATGGATCATGTGCAGAACTCACAGAAGAGATAGCCATGACTGATAAAAAGTTTTATAAAAGAGAAATCCTTGAAGTATGTTGTTCTAAAAAGTATCTTGGCTATTGTGAGTTATCACATCAAATTAAAAATGATGTACTGACAAACAATAGTTACAATGGTAACATCTTAGGCAAGTACTTCCCATCAGATATGGAAAATTGTAATTAAAAAATTATGGGAAAATTTGTAGCAAACACGCCACTTTCTGAGCGTATTCAGAAAGAACAAGAATTTTTTGACAAAGACTTTTTAATGTCTTATTCTGGTTTGAATAAACTAGTGTTTAGTCCATCTTCATTTTACAAGCATTATGTTCTTGGACAAAAAGAAGATGTTATAGACAAAAATATGATTGAAGGTTCGCTGATTCACTGTTTGTTATTAAAGCCTGAAGACTTTGACAATCAGTTTGTTATCAGTGTTCAAGATTTACCAAGCGATAATCCACGCAGTGTGTTACATACAATTTTTAATCATTATAAAGAATTAAAAAGAGAAGGTGATACGCGTGAAAATCTAGAAGAATTTGCAGAAGCAATTCTAGATGTATTGAAAGATATCAATTTATATCAGTCACTTAAAACTGATGGTCAAAGAATTGAGAAAATGATTAACTCAAAGCATATTGCTTATTGGGATTATATCAAAAAAGCAGAAGGAAGAGTTGTCATTGACCAAGACATTTATGATTTCTGCAAAGCTGTTGTAGAAAAAATTACATCTACAGTAGCTGTTATGGATGTAATGGGTTACTTTGCTGACTCATTTTCTCCAGTAGAAAAGTTTAATGAGCTAGAGCTTATCAAACTAGATGCTGAAAGTCCATTTGGATTAAGAGGCTTTATTGACAATTTGGTTATTGATAATGCTAACAAAGAAATACGTGTTAATGACTTGAAGAAAACAAGTAAAACCATTGCACAGTTTCCTGATAGTATTGAATACTATAACTATTGGATTCAAGCATCAATCTACAAGAAACTTGTAGAGCATGTGTATACATCTCAGCCAAAGTATTCTGGTTACAAGATTACTTTTAGATTTTTGGTTGTGGATCCTTTCATGCAGATTGCACCTATTAGAATTTCTGACGAAACGCTTTCCAAATGGGAAGAAGAAACTGACAAATTACTTGATGAGGCTAAGTTTCACTTTGAACAAAAGAACTTTGAGTTACCTTACAAGTTTATTGTTAACAATAATGAATTGGTGATATGATAAAAGAAATGTATAAAAAGTACTTTCAAAAATCTTATACCTTTTTGTATCCAATGCTTGGTTTTAAAAGAACCAGAGACCCAAGGCCAGTGCAAGTATATCTGCATTGGCCATATGAGTTTCCTGATGAGGAACGCAAACTTGTTTGTGTTTATCAAAAAGAGGATACAGATCAGTGGTTGAATTTTGAGAAAAACAAACTGATGACACACAGTATGTTAGATTATGTTGTGCCTCTTTGCGATGGTAAAGTTGCATACATATTTGACATGAATCCTATGGCAAACGATTATGACTTGTTTATACAAGGCAAGTATTCTAAGTTTTCACAGAATGGCAAAAAACATATGTCTGACTATTATGGTATTCATACACCAGAATGGGTATATGTTGAATCATTTATATTTCCTAAAAAGTACTTCAAGCAATATGCAGAGATACTTTCTGTTGATGTAAAAATGCTTCAAGAAGTTGGAGAACTTTGTGACAAGTACGACAAGGAAAAAGAAACCTTTATAATGTAATTTTTAATCTAAATAATATGAACACAAGTGTAAAAAACATGATGATTTACTCATCAAAATGGAATGAAAAACAAACATTTCGCATGATGCCAATTGATTCTAACTGTCCTTTTAATGAAGCAATCTTTGACCCAGAGCAAAAAGTTTTGGCTGTTGTCTCTAAGGACAATAAGGATAAACCTATGATGATGCCTCGTTTGAATGATCGTGGTGATTTAGTTGCTACAAAACGTGCAAATGGTGAACAAGGCTGGCAGGAACAACGTGTAATCTTGTCTGCATACTATGAGTACTATCTTGAAGACATTAATGACATTGTTGCATTTGTAAATAGATTTGCAATCAATAATGATTCTAAAGTTTTTACTGATGCTATTCATTCTGCTGTAAATGATGAGACATTGCACACAGCATATGATTTAGAAGCAGTTGAAGAACAAAAAAAATCAAAAAAGAGTAAGTAATGAGAAGTCGCGAATTCTGGGTAATGGACTATGAGACCATTGTCAATTGTTTCGTTGCTGTATTTGAAGCTTATGATAGAAAAACAAGAAAAGTATTCGTCATAAGCAAGTATCAAAATGATGCTGTTGATTTTGTCAAGTTTCTTATTGAATCCAAAAACGCTAAAGATTGGCACTTTGGTTACAATAATATTGCATTTGATGCCCAAATTACTGAGTTTGTTCTTGCCAATGCAAAAGAGTTTTTAGATCCTGATGCTGATCCTGAAGACTTGGCTAACAGGTTATATGAATATGCACAGTATGTAATTGGTAAATCTGACAGAAATGAATTTGTAGATTATCCAGAATTCAAGCTTTCTATTAGATGTGTTGACATATTTAAATTGAATCACTGGGATAGTAACGCTAAGCGTACATCTTTAAAGTGGACACAGTTCAGTATGGATTGGGAAAACGTTGAAGAGATGCCTCATCCTCATTATGAGAGAATTGTTGACAGAGAAACGTTGGATATGGTTGTAAAGTACTGTATCAATGACGTAAGATCAACCAAGGCAATCTTTACAATGACAGATTCAAAAGGTAATAAAGTAATGGCATCACAAATTAATCTGCGTGCCAAGCTTAGTGAAACTTACAATGTCAATCTATTATCAGCAAGCGAACCTAAAATTTCTAAAGAGATATTTCTTCACTTTCTTTCTCAGAAATTAGGTTTGGAAAAGAAAGAGATCAAAGAGATGAGAACATATCGCAAGAATGTAGTAATACGCGATATCATTCTACCTTGTGTTAAGTTTAATACTCCTGAATTTAATGGTGTTCATAATTGGTTTAAGAATCTTGTTGTTGATACAACAATTCTTGATACAACTGATGAGGATATCAAAAAGAAAGGACCAAAGTATAGAATGATGCACAAAGGTGTTCCTACTGATTATGCTTTAGGTGGCATACACGGTTGCATAGCACCTGGTGTATATGAACCTAAACCAGGTAGGAAGATTCTCAGTGTTGACGTAACAAGTTATTATCCAAATCTTGCTATTAAAAACAAATGGTCTCCAGCTCAAATACCACAAGAAGATTTTTGTGAGCTATATGAATGGTTCTTTGAAGAAAGAAAGAAGTATGACAAGTCTAATCCTTTAAATTATCTATTTAAGATTGTACTAAACTCTACATATGGCTTAAGTAAGAGTAGATATTCATTTTTATATGACCCTGAGTTAACCTTCAGGATTACTGTCAATGGCCAACTACTATTAACAATGCTGTATGAGATGATAACTACAAGAATTCCAAACTGTCAACCGCTTATGCAAAACACAGATGGTCTTGAGTTTGATATAGATGAGAAAGATGAAGAACTATTCTTTAAAATATGCAAAGAGTGGGAAGATTTGACACAATTACAACTTGAACCTGTTGAGTACAAGAAGATGATTATTGGTGATGTGAATAATTACATTGCAATTTATGCTAATGGTAAAACTAAATGCAAAGGTAGATTTGAGTTTGAAGAATTACCTCTTCACAAAAACAAGTCTAACTTGATTATACCAAAAGCATGGTATGAATACTTTGTAAAAGGCGTTGATCCAAAAGATTATCTAAAGTCCAACAGGAACATATTTGACTATTGCACTGGTTCCAAAATAAAAGGATCATGGTTCTTTGTTGAACGTGGTGTAAATGAAGGCATCTTCTATGAAAAGAAGTTGCAAAAACTTGTCAGATACTTTGTATCTAAAAAAGGTACAAAGATTATTAAATGTAATCCAGATGGAAGACAGATTCAATTAGAAAGTGGTCCAATGTTACAGACCATATTCAATAAAGCAGTAATGTTACCGTGGGAAGATTACAATATAGATGAGAAATACTATCTTGATAAAATCTATGATGAAATCAAAAAGATAGAAAGTACATCTGAAGTAATACCACAAAATATGTTTCAACAATTAAAATTAGAATTATGAAAAGAACAGTAAGTGGCATGGATGCCTATGCAAAAATCTTATCTACTGCATTGCCAGAAAGAACAGATACTTACACCCCTATCTCACATGCAAGTGTGATTAATCGTGTGAGAAGTGAAATAACCAATGCTGGTTTTATTATCACTGGAGAAGACTACAGATGTACCAATGATGGGCAAATTGCACTAGGTACGTTAAGAATGAATTACAAAGTAGACCCAGACATAGAGTTGTCTGCTAACTTTACTAACTCGTACAACAAACAACTTGCCTTCAGATTTAATCTTGGAGGCTTGGTAAAAGTTTGTATGAATGGGATGATGCTGAACAACAGCAAATTTGGCAAATTTAAACGCGTACACAAAGGTGCAGCAGATCTTTTAGCAGAAGGTATTATCAGTGACTATATCAATAATGCTGGTGAATACTGGGAATCCTTAGTAGA